GAGTGGCTGGTGGACATCCTCGCCGACTTCGGCGATCCGGCGAACGGGAACGCCGACGTGCAGGCCACGCCGGAAGGCAGCGATGCCACGTTCGACCCGCTCGTGCCGCGCAAGCGGCTCTGCAACCTGACGCACATCATCCGGAGGACGTTCGACGTCTCGGATACCCAGCGGGACATCAACACCGCCGGCATCCGCGACGAATACGTCTACCAGCTCCGGAAGGCGACGATGGAGCTGGCTCGGTTCATCGAGTTCGCCCTCGTCCACTCGATCCGTCAGTCGCAGACCGCGCAGGGCAACACGGGCGGCGTGCTGCCGCGCAAGATGGACGGCTACTACGCCTTCGCGGCGGCCAGCGATCCGACCTGCGCGACGACGCTCGGCCTCTCCTCGGACGAGATGGGCACCGTCACCACGGTCGCCGGCACGTCGCCGGACGACTGCATCGACGAGTGCATCCTGAACGCGCACCTGGAGGCCATGTGGGCCAAGGGCGCGATGACGGACACTCTCTGGGCCAACTCGGCGCAGAAGCGTTCGCTCAGCAACCTGACGCTGAACCCGAACAGCAACGTCCGCTACAACATCCCCGTCAACGAGCGCACGGTCATCAACACCGTCGACTTCTACCAGAGCGACTTCGGCACGCAGCGGATCTACCTGCACCGCTACCAGCGGAACGACCGGATCGCGACGGCCGAGGCCAGCAAGCTCCGCATCGCGGTGCTGCGCCCGGTGCTCGCCGTCGAGCTGGCGAAGGTCGGCTCGTCGACGAAGGGGATGGTCGAGTGGGAGGGCACCCTGGAGGTGCTCGCGCCGAACGCCATCGGCTACATCACGGACCTCTGCACCGGCGTCAGCGGGTGCCCGTGAGATGACACGCCGCGTCTGCCCTAAATGCGGCGCGGAAGCCGCAGCGGAGCGGTCTGGCATCCGCCAGACGCTCCGCTGCACGGTTTGCAAGTGGCGTGTCGTGAAGAACGTCATTCAGAAGGGCTACGGATGAGGTGGCCGCCAACGCGGTTGCGGTCGCAACGTCAGAGTGGTCGGAAAGCGATGATCTACCCATTCGAGTGTGATCCCTGCGGGACGACGGTGAGCATCGACGCCCGCCCGTTCCACCCGCCGATTCACCCGCTCTGCCCGAAGTGTGGGGTGTCGATGGACCGGGTCTTCGGCTGCAACATCGACACTGCTGGCTGTCGAGACCACGACGACATCCCGGAGCAGCATCGTGTCCAGAGGACATCGCGTCCGCGATCAGCGGCGGCAGAGGAAGCGCGCTTCCAGCGTCACATCGAAGACCGTCGCGCGCTCGCCAGAGCCGGCGGCAACAACGGGGTCATCCGTCAGACGCACTCTGTTCCGGCTGATCTCTACCACGGCAAGATTCGTGAGACGGGTGACAAGGACTACTGGTCCGACCCGAAGAACCTGAACCGTCACCGCAGCACGAGGATCGACGAATGACGAGCCGCTTCATCGACAAGTTCGACCGTGCCGACGGGGAGATCGGGGACAACTACACGCAGGCTTGTGGCGGAGTCATCATCGCGGACGAGGCGGTGATCCCGATCAACGCAGCGGAGATCCCCTCGGGGATCAGCCCTCAGTTCCCCTTCCCGTCAGATGTCACCGCGCGGAAGACGCAGGTGCTCTACACCGCCGACGCGATGGACGGCCCGGACTACGTCGTCCGGGGCACCTTCGCCCACGATGGCGAGGACCCGAGCGCACTCGACACCGGCGAGATCACCACGGCGCCGAGCTTCACCTTGCTCGCGCGCATGACGAAGGACCCGCTCCTCTACGACCTGAACGTCGAGGAGGATCCGAACTGCTACGACCAGGGCTACGGAGCCCGCGTCACCTTCCCGCTGGATGGGTCGGCGCCGATCCTCAAGCTCATCAAGTTCATGCCGGTGAAGCGGCTGCCCGGGCTCGCGCGGCCGTCGTCGACCGAGGTCGACGGCATGGTCGTGCTGCTCCAGGTGACGCTCGACTTCGACGACCTGAACCTCGACCCGGACTTCGACCCCACCAGCTACTCCCAGGGCGACATCCTCCCCTACAAGGGCTTCTGGCAGGACATGCGGCTCCGCATCCAGCGGAAGGACGCGCAGGTCGACCTGGACGTCTTCCTGAACGACCGCAACCTGAACACGCCGAAGCTCACCTACCGGGACCGCGTCGATCCGCTGTGGGGCATCATCGGCGTCCCTGGTTTCGAGTTCCTCAGCGGCACACTGACGACGCAGCCGGCGGGGGTGAGTCCGTTCTCGCTCGCCGGGCTGAGCCAGCTCCGGTGCGGCATCTTCACGGTCGAGACGTTCCGCTCGGTGATGCAGCCAGTGCGCACGTCGCCCGGGGCCGCTCGCACCTACCGCGACGTCACGAACCGCGTCATCACGCTGGTCGAGAAGGACGGCGACGCGAAATACAACGCGACCACCAACGCCGCGACCAAGTTCGACACCTACCTCCAGTTCGTCCTGGAGGCCGAGGCGGACATCATCCGGGAGGAGGGCTACTTCGACTGGATGCGGCGCACGCAGCGCATCTACCTGCGCAACGGCGTCTCCGAATACGAGCTGCCCGAGGACTGCGAGCTGGTCGAGGTCATCAGGCCCGGCAACTGGAACGACGTCCCGCTGCGGGAGATGGACACCTGGAGGTTCCATCAGCTCCTCGGAGGCGCGACGACCACGGCCGGCCGCCCGCGCTCCTACACGCCCGCGCAGACCGGGCCTGACGGCCGCAAGACCATCAACATCTACCCGGCGCCCGGCGACGACCAGATCCCGGTCAACGGGACCAACGACCCCTACCTCATCATCGAATACTTCGCGCGGCAGCTCGTGCCGAGCGAGCCCGACGTGCAGATCCCGTTCGTGCCGCAGGCGCACATCGACGTGCTGATCTACGGCGCTGCGGCGCACGCGCTCTTGCTCGACACCGACAGCGCGAACTCGCAGACGATGGGCGGGGTCTACATGAAGAAGGCCAAGGCCCTGATCCGGGCGAACAACCGCAAGGTCAGCGGAAAGCAGACGGTGTTCCGCTCGATCGCTGACCAGGGCGTCTCCCGCGAGATCCCGCTGACGCGCTCCGCGTCGCTGAACAACCTGCTGGGGTTCTGATGACGAAGTGGACCGAGTTTCCGTTGCGACCGCAGGGCCAACCGTGGCCCGGCCTGAACACGAAGGGCGGTCTTCTCGATCCGGGTGCCGGCTACCTGGAGGACGGCAGCTTCAACGTCGTCATCAACGAAGCCGACCTCCTGGAGAAGCGGAAGGGCCTCATCAGGGGGCTCGACGAGCGGTTCGACGGCGTCGTCTGCGGGCTCTTCCGCTACACGGACAACTGCGGCATCGAGTATCTCGTCGTCTCCGACCAAGCCGGCATCAAGGTCAGGACGCCCTTCGAGGTGCCGACCTTCCTGGGCAGCGACTCGCTGCCGTTCGACGACTTCGAGACCCTCGACACGACCCGCTGGAGCAACACCTCCGCCTACGAGGTGTTCCTCGGGGCGCTCCAGCTCAACGACCTGGACGCGAAGAACACCGACAACTTCGTGCGCGCCGCGCAGCTCATGCAGTGGTTCAAGCCGGCGGTAGTCCAGAGCTACTACGTCGAGACCAACTACCGCCTCGAAGCGCTCAGCACCAAGCAGGTCACGTCGGTCGTGGTGAAGCGATCGACTGACGGGCTCTCCTACCTGGAGGCCGCGATCGTCACCGACGAGACGACCTACCGGGCCTACCTCTACCTGGTCCTGAACGGCTCCCGCACTCTGCTCGCGGAAAGCGACGTGACCGGGAGGAAGCTGGCGGACGGCTTCCTGCGCCTCAGCTACGACGCCGGCACGTTCACGGCGACCTTGTCGGTGATCCCGTCCGGCGGCACGTCGCTGTCTCTCACCGGGACGATCTCGGAAGCCCAGGACGCGGGCCTCGGGCAGCTCAGCGCGGTTGGCCTGCAACGCACTGACGACACGCCGGACCCGCAGATCGAATCGGTCTCTGGAGGGCAGGTCTGATGGCGCTCGGCCTTCGCTACCCGAAGTCGCACGGAACCGCGTGCATCCGCTCCAGTGGGTCGGGCGTCAACTCGAACAACCCGTCGGCGTTCGGGCGCTTCCTGGTGCTCCCCGACCCGGGCAACTTCTACCTCAACCCAGCGCGCTACAGCGAGGTCCGCAAGGTCTCGTTCTGGATGAACTGCGTGCTCTTCGATGCGACGCCTCCGACGACCGGGCGGGTGCGCCTGCGCATCGCGATCTCGTCGAGCAGCTCGACGTCGATCGTGCCGGTCGCCGCGACGATCGTTCCAGGCGCCACGTTCCGCACGAGAGGTGGGTCCAGCGACTTCCCGAACCCACCGAACGACGAGGGCGCGCTCTTCAACAAGGGTGGCGATTGGGAGGACCTCCAGGACATCGCCACGTTCGCCGACCGGGCCAGCACTTTCATCCTCGTCGAGTTCGATCGTTTCCTTGCGGACAGCGCGGACTTCTTCAACGCCTGGGACGAGATGGCGGCGGCGAACGGCGACGACGACTACTGCAAGTTCGGCCTCGTCCCGGAGAGCGAACTCGCCAACTGGTCGACAGACTCGAAGACCAACAACCTGATCTTCCAAGGCGGCGGGTGCTCGGTCGTGCAGGCGCCGACCGGCGTGAACCGGACCACCACGATCCTCTCGGCAAACGGGTGGATCAGCTACGGCGCGGAGGGCACGAGCTTCGGGACGCCGCGTGCGTTCCCCTGGGTCTGGCGCGAAGCCGATTGGGACAACGTCACCTCGGTCCATGCCTGGAGCTTCCTGCCGTCTTCCGGCGGCTCCGGCACCTGGAACATGGAGATGGAGCTTGCAGCGATGCAGCTCGGCGGTGGATCCGTCACTGCGATCCAGCGCTACACCGAGTCGTTCAGCGACGCGATCGGCGTGAGCAACGTCGACGCCGGCCACCGCAGCCTGAACGTCCTCTCGTCGCTCGTCGACGGCGACCTGCTCGGCATCGAGTGGCGCAAGCTGGTCGGCACGTCGATCGGCCAGCCCTACGGCTACCTGGAGATCATCCAGGAGGACTTCAACAAGACGGTCTGCCCGCACCCCGGATCGACTGGCGGCCCGATCGCGATCGGCGAGGTCGGGCACCCGACGCAGTTCTGGTATGGGAAGGGCTACTTCGACCCGACGTGGTATCAGGGCATCCCTGAGAGCATCATCCGCTTCGAGGAGCTGTGGGGTGGCTTCAAGGCGGTGAGCGCCGTCGACGTCGTCCAGCAGGGGCTCATCATCAACGCGGATACGCAGTGCGATCCGGCGACGTCCGGGTTCAACGCCTTCATCTTCCCGCACGTCACGTCGACCCCTGTCCTGGACTTCGGCTACAAGCTCACGGCCGGGCCGATCACCACCAACAATCCGATCAACCTCGCGGGAGCCCGCGTTCTCATCGACTACGCATCGTCGGCGGTCTGGACCACCGGGCAGCCGGGCGGCTCGATGATCGCCTACGGGCTCGTCGTCCCGAACCGAGAGTTCCTCGACCTGGGTCCGCTGTTCGATCTCGCGGCCTTCGCTGCGGAGGGATGCGCGGCCACGAGCGCGGGGCTCGGCGAGCCACCGCTGCTCATCATCACGAACGGCTCTTCGATCCCGCAGAAGTTCAACCCGACAGCAGCCGGGACGGCAGGCGAGATCGAAGATGCCGGGATGCCGTTGCCGTTCGACGGTGAGCTGCCGAGCTTCATCGTCGACGACACGTCAGCGTCTCCGGCTGGCGGCCTCGGTGCGGGGAGCTACATCTACCGCTACACCTTCCGGAACTGCTGCACCGGCAAGGAGAGCGATCCGAGTGAGGTGATCGAGGTCGACACCACCGGCGCATCGCCGGCCGCCAAGGTCACGTTCTCGTTCGCTGGAGTCCGCATCCCCGGCGACTCGCAAATCTGCGAGATTTGCCTCTACCGCTCAGTCCTTGGCGGCCAGGACGACTCCGTGCTCGCGAAGGTTGGCTGCTTCAACGTCGACGAAGCAAGCACCTTCGTCGACGAGCTGGCTGACTCGGAACTCGACTTCTTCACCGAGGGCATCTCGAACCTCAACGGTCCGATGCCCTGCGTGCCGATCGTCGTCGACTTCCGGAACCGCCTGTTCGGCATGGGCGACATCCCCAACTTGACCCCCGCCGGCCTCGTGAGCGTGGAGAACGGCAGCGACATCGTGCTCGGCGATGGCGCGGTCGAATGGACCCGCTGCTTGGAGGGGAAGTTCATCCAGATCGCGGGCGACTGTCGCTCCTACGAGATCCTCAAGGTGCTGCCGCCGGTGTCTGGCATCTCGCCGCCGATCGCGCGCCTCAAGCTCGTCGACGCCTACGAGGGGTCCACGGATACCGGGCTGACCTACTCGATCTGCGGGCGCCCCAACCGGCTCTACATCAGCGAGCCTCTGGAGCCCGAGTGCTGGCCGGCTGCGAACTTCCTCGACATCGAGCCCGGCGACGGCGACCGGATCATGGGAGCGGTCTCGAACTTCGACCGACTCGTGATCTGCAAGCGGAGGAAGACCTACGTCCTGACGTTCCGCGAGAGCCCGGCGCTGGAGGTGATCGTTCCGAGCCGCATCAGCTCGGACATCGGCTGCATCGCGCCGCGCAGCTTCGCGCAGGTCGCCAGCGGGTCGGTGTGGCTCGCAGAGCGCGGACTCGCTCTGTTCGACGGTCGCTCGGTGGGCCACGTCCCGGCCTCCGAGAACATGAACGACCTCTTCACCAACCCCGACAACCCGCTCTACGTGCGGCGCGACCGCAACGGGCGAGTGATCGACGCGGTGGGGGTCTTCTATCCCAAGCGCGAGCAGTATCTCCTGCTGCTGCCGACCATCCAGACCGAGCGCGGGTGCAACCTGATGCTCGTGTGGGACGTGTCGCTCCAGAACATCACGCTGTTGAAGTTCTGCCAGGAGTTTCAGTCGATGGAGGTCGGCAAGGACGCGGACGGCAACGAGCGCGTCTACCTGGGGGACACCAACGGCTTCGTCTGGATCTTCGACGTGGGAGACACGGATGGAGTGGGTTATCCGAACGCCACGGGGCAGGTTCGTGGGACGGTCGCAGCGGCAGGCGTCGACGAGTTCGGCGCCGACTACCTCCAGTCGACTGCGGGCGGCTTCATCACCGGCGGACTCCCTGGCCTCGCGAACCTGTCAGGGGTTCCTGGTCTTTCTGGGGCTCTCGACGGTGACGATCTGGGCCTTGCTGGCGTGTGCCTCTACACGCGCGGCGCGGATGCTGAGCTGGATGACCCGTGGACCGTGCGGACGATCTACGCGGCGACCGACGACAAGCTCTTCATCACGCCGCCGTGGGGCTCCGAGCAGCCTGCCGAGGGTGACGACTTCATGGTCGGCGCCATCGAGATGAACTGCCTGTTCAAGCCGCAGAACTACGGCACCGACGACATGACGAAGCGCGACTGGCGGCAGGTCGTGGTCCACAAGATCGAGAGCTTCTCCAGCCAGCTCCGCGTCGAGCTGCTGCCGGACTTCTCGCAGATCGACCCCGAAGAGCTGACGGTTGTCGACCCTGTCACGAACGAGACCGGCGAAGGCCGGGTCTTCCGGATGGACTACTCCAAGGGTCGGCAGGTCAAGCCGGTCGGTCGCTACGTCCACAGCTTCATGGCTGTGCGGTTCAGGAACTTCGCTCCCGAGGAGCCCATCTCGATCCTGTTGATGGTCACGCCGAGGACGAGCAAGTAATGGCAGGTGCAGGCAAGTCACGCATCGCGGACCAGGACAACACCGGCCACATGGCAGCGGTGCGGAACCACCGCCTGCTCGTCGACTCACTTATCACCCCGAAGGCGGCCAGCGGAAACCTCCCCGTAGCATTCGGCGACAGCCCCTCGATCGACGCTTTCGACCGGCTGCGGGTCTCGGAGCCAGAGGGTCTCTTCGAGTCGACGCAGACCTACGACAAGCAGACGCTCCTGTGGAACGAGGCGCTGACGGCTGGCGGCACCGCGACGTTTCGGGTCAACGAGTCCGCGACCCGGCTCGCCGTCACGAACAACGGCGACGCGGCGGTCCGTCAGACCAAGGACTACTTCCGCTACCAGCCGGGCAAGTCGCAGCTCGTCTTCTGCACGTTCAACTTGCTCGCCGGTGATCCGAACGTCCGCAAGCGGGTCGGCTATTTCGAGGCGCAGAACGGGATCTTCCTGGAGGAGATCGACGGCGCGCTCTGGTTCGTCCGTCGCACCTACACCAGCGGAGCGGTAGTCGACAACCGAATCGCACAAGCGGACTGGAACCTCGACGCCTTCTCGGACCTCGATCCGACGAAGACGCAGATCCTCGTGATCGACATGGAGTGGCTCGGGGTGGGCCGCGTCCGCGTCGGCTTCGTGATCGACGGGATTATCCGCTACGCGCACGAGTTCCTGAACGCGAACACGCTGACCGTCGTCTACATGACGACCGCTCAGCTTCCAGTGCGCTACGAGATCGAAGCCACCGGAGCCCCGGCAGGGGTCACGAACTTCGATCAAATCTGTTGCTCGGTGATCTCCGAGGGCGGCCAGGAGGCCACGGTCGGGTTCCCGTTCGCGACCGGGTCGATCGCGATGAAGTCGGTCGGCGGCGCGCGGGTCCCGATCATCAGCATCCGCCCGAAGACCACGTTCAACGGTCTGACCAACCGGGTGCAGATCATCCAGCGCCAGATCGAGACGCTGTTCAGCGGCACCAACGGGCTCGGCTACGTCGACGTGATCTACAACGGCACGCTTACTGGAGCCGCGTTCGCCTCGGTCGACGCGCAGTCGGTCATGGAGTTCGACACGGCGGCGACGGTGGTCACGGGCGGGATCGTGGTGCGGCGCTTCTACGCGAACGCCACGAACCAATCCTCCAGCGCCGGTGAGGCGTTCGTCCTCGGGCGCCTGCCGATCGCGCTCGACATCGCCGGGACCACTCCGGACCGGCTGACCATCGCGGTCTCGCTCATCAGCGGCACGCTCAACGCGGCCGGCGGCTTCAACTGGCAAGAGTATCGCTGATGCCCACCAGCAAGATTTGCGACGTCGAGCCGTTCCGCTACCAAGCGACCCCGCAGATTGGGGACAGCAACGCGAGCACCGGCCAGATCAACGACCAGTTCCTTGAGGACTACCTGAACCGGCTGCGGCAGGCGATCTGCGACGACATCAGCTCGATCATCGACGAGTGCTGCAACGGCGGCGGCGGCGGCGCGTCGACGTTCCTCCAGCTCACCGACACGCCTGCGAGCTACGCCGGAGCCGGCGGGGACTTCGTGGCGGTGAACGCGGGCGCGACGGGCCTGGAGTTCGTGGCGGCGCCGAGCGGCGGCACGAGCGGTCTGCACAAGGACTACTCGACCAGCGAGCAGGCGACGAACCGCACCTGGATCGACGGCCGCACGATCTACCAGAAGACCATCGACTTCGGCCTGTTGCCGAACACGACCACGAAGGCGGTCGCGCACGGCATCACCAACCTCGACTTCGCGATCGCCTGGGAGGCGATCGCCTACGACACGACGGGCGGTGGTGCTGGCAACACCGAGTATCCGCTGCCGGCAGCCAACACCGCCTCGCTCGCGAACCAGATCCAGCTCCAGATCATCGCGGCCGGCGGCAGCGTGCAGATCCGCACAGGCACGAACCGGAGCACCTTCTACGGCTACATCACCCTGTTCTACGTGAAGACACCATGAGCGACTTCAACATCGGCAGCCTCGTTCAAGGGGCGATGGGGGGTCTCAAGGACCAGCAGTCCGGGGGCAACGCTCAGGCTGGCGGTGCTGGTGGACCGATGCCCGGCGGGCAGGCGATCTCCCCGGCGCAGTCTCAGGCCCAGGGTCTTCCCCCGACGGGTCTCCAGCAGCAGATGGCGAGCCTGAACCAGCTCTACGATCAGGTGCAGAACGCCCAGACCTCGATGGGTGGCATCGGCTTCGATGTGCGCCAGCAGCAGTTCCAGGCGGCGCAGGCTGCCGGCGGTGGCGAGCTGCAAGCGGACATGCCGATGGGCAGCACGAGCCTCGACCAGATGGCTCAGAACCTCGCCCAGCGCTACGGGATGCCGATCGGTCGCGGACGGCTCGTCGACGAGCAGGGCAACTTCCTGATGACGCCGCAGCAGATCGCGGACGCCTCGGGTGGCGCCATGACGCTCGGCGAGGCAGCCGCGAACATGAACTACATCTCGCAGGCGATCACGCAGCGCCAGAACGAGATGCAGCAGGAGAAGGGCATCGCCGCACTCCAGACCGGCATGGGGCAGGTGCAGTCTCGCGGGCGCGGCTCTTTGGCGACGCTCCAGATGGGGCTCTACGAGGGCCTCGCGGACATGTATTCCAACATGGAATACGAGGCCGCCGACTACAGCTACTTCATCCAGAAGGAGCAGCAGCAGATCCAGATGGAGCTGATGCGACGCGCCGAGGACTTGCAGAAGAAGCAGGCGCGAATGCAGACGTTCGCCGGGATCGGGATGGGTGTCGGCGGTCTGTTGTCCGGCAACATCGGCATGGCTGCCGGCGGGTTCGGAATGGCTGCCGGCGGCGCAGCAGGGAGCGGGTGGTTCTGATGGCACGAACGAGCAAGACGAGGATCCGGGGCGGCTCGGGAGAGCAGTCGGAGCGGATGTCCCGCGCGTTGGAAGCCGGCACGGCCGGTCGCCAGCGCGCTCACGAAGCCTACCTGGAGCAAGCTCGTTCCGGGTCGCGCGACATCACCAACGCAGCGCTCCAGGTTGGGCAGCTCGCAGAGCAGGGCGAGTCCCGACAGCAGCGTGGCGACATCGCCGCGCGCGGTCAGGCGCTCCAGGAGCGCGGCCAGGACATCGAGGCAGCCGACAAGGGCATCGAGGGGACGCCGCCGGTCGAGAGCTACCTCGACAAGCGCAAGGCGAAGACCGAGGCCGACATGGCCCAGGGTGAGCAGCAGCCGCCAGCCGCTCCTGGCGGAGCTGGCCCCGGACCTCTCCCGTCGGAGGAGATCGAGCGCCTGCGAGCGCAGGCCGAGAAGCCGATGGAATACACCGGCACCCAGGGCTACCAGAGCACCGGCCCGCGCAAGTCGGCCTCGCGACTCGCCAGGGAAGCTCAGGAGAACCGACTGGTCGAGCAGCAGATCGCCCTGAACGATCAGCGGCTCGCGAAGGGCGCCTTCGACTACCAGCAGGCGCAGGCACAGCCGCCGGGAGAGAAGCGGGATGAGGCTCAGAAGATCGCCCTGAACGGCATGGAGAAGGCGATCACCGAGAGCCAGGACCTCATCAACCAGGTCATGCGCGGCGAGCTGACGCCGGAGATGGTCGCGAAGAGCTTCCCCGACAACGAGAACCTCGCGTCGGGCGAAGTCGATCAGGGCCGCATCGTGCAGTTCCTCCGCACGCGCCTGGGCAACCAGCAGGTCGCCTACATGGCGTCGAGCGGCAAGATGCCGCCGGGCTACGACCCATCGAACCCGGTCATCCGGCAATACAACGCGCGCTTCAACGAGGTCGCTGCGTCGTTCCGGCAGATGGGCAACCTGACTGGTGTCGACCTGACTCAAGGCGACGCTTTCGATCAGGCCACAGCGCAGCAGGAGGGCGGCGCTCTCGCTGGCGCGTGGCAGGGCATCAAGTCGGTCGACGAGCGCAACGACTTCCTGCGCAAGACCACCGCGCAGATCATGGTCGAGGCCGAGCGCTACAAGGTCGATCAGTCCAGGATGCTCAAAGCCTCGGGCTTCCAGGAGCAGATGGCGCAGAAGGATTCCACGATCGCCGAGATGCAGGGGATCATCGACCGCCAGAACGAGCGTCTCGCGCTGCTCGGGGCGAACGTCGACGAGAACGTGCAGACCGAGATGCGTCAGGGTCGTGACGAACAGGGCAACCCGGTGACGCCTCCTGTGGAGGTGAAGAGGGCCGGGCCGGCCGACGAACGTCGAGTGAAGGCGATGCAAGATGAAGATCAACGAGCCCGCGACACCAGACGACGCAACCGGAACTACGGAGCTGGGGGCAACCCCTACAACGTCGGCCGAAACTGGTGATCCGTCGCTGACGCTGGACGCGATCCAGGGGATCCAACTCCGCAACGCCGTCGACGAAGAACAGGACCCGGAGAAGCGCGCCGCCCTTCTGCACGAAGAGTGGAAGCGCTACCTCGGGTCCGTCGTCAAGGCGCGGACCAACGGTCTCGATCCGATCAACCACGTCTACCCGGGCTCGCGCGCTGCGAGCCCCGAGGTGGCGCAGACCTTCATCGTGCCCATCCTGGCCCAGCGTCAGGCCGAGATGGACCTCGTGAAGAAGCGCCCGGAGATCCAGGCCGGCATCCGCCTCTTCGACTCGCACCTCGACAAGTTCGCCGCGCTGAACAAGAGCGTGCTCGCGAAGGTCGGCCCCTACGCGACGCCGGACGACATCGCTCTCGCGCAGATGCAGATGCAGAAGCACGAGATTCCCGAGGAAGACCGGCAGCGCATCCTGTCGGTGCTCGGGGCGTGGGCGCAAGCGGCGCGCGAGCAGAACCCGAACTACGACATCAACGAGGACCCCGACTACAAGCGCATCGTCGACGGCATCGGTGTCGGCGCGGGGGCCGGCTACTTCACGGAGGGTCCGGCCCAGGAGGCCGAGTTCGGAACCCCCGTCGGCAGAGCGCTCTACCAGGGTGGCAAGGCGTTCGAGTCGTCGCTCGCGGCGGCCGGCAACGCGGTGATGGACGTCGGGCTCAGCGCCGTCGCCACGCTGAGCGACGATCCCTACTACCAGGACCTCCTCAAGAACTACCGCGCCGAAGCCTACGCCGAGCCGTTCGTCGATCGGAACGGCAAGCTGGTCGACCGCGCGCCGCGCTCCCAGAGTTCGACCAGTCTCGCGAACGTGATGCTCAAGCTGGGCAGCAACGCGACGGTCGACGACATCCGCAAGTATGCAGTGCGCGTCGCCGAGACCGACGACATCATGCGCGCGCAGAAGACCGGCGAGCTGGAGAGCTACGGCACTGCGATCACGATCGGTCTGGGCTCGCTGGCCGGCTTCATCGCGACCGGCGGGGGCAAGGCGATCGGTGCCGGGGCGCAGCTCATCACCCGAGGGAAGATGGGCGCCGCGCTGCTGCTCGGCGCGAAGCCGGGCACCCGGCTCTACCGCGCCGCCGAGTTCTTCCGCTCAGGGCTCGGCCAGGGCATCGGCCTCGGTGTCTACGAGTCCACGCTCTACGGGCGCATGGACGGCTACGGCCGCGCCTTCGCTCACGCTCTCCCGATGGGTCTCGCGTTCGCGGCAGCCGGGCGCATGGGCAAGGCGGCCGAGCGCCTGCTGGCGACGCGCAAGTCGATGCCGAGGTTCGTGCAGCGCACGATTGCCGGCGGGATCGAGGGCTTGGCGCTGACGCCGGCCTCGGCGCTGGAGCTGGAGTCGTCGCTGTGGCGCTTCATGCGCGACCCGAGCGCCGACACCTCGAACGCGCTGGCGAAGGAGGTGCTGGCGAACGTCGTCTCGTTCGGCATCTACAAGGGCATGACCGGGCGCTCGCCGTTCGAGGCGCGCGTCGAGCAGCTCGCCAGGGAGGCTCAGCAGCCGGCTCCCGAGGCCAAGCCGTTGCTCCTGCCGGAGCGTGCCGAGTCCCTGGTCCGCGCCGAGGAGGCCCGCCAGCGCCGCCGTGAGCGCGCCGAGCGGATCGCGGCCGAGGGGAAGGCAGCCGAGGCTGAGATGGCTGGGCGCGCGCGTGAGGCCGCCGAGCGCGAAGCACGGCGGCGAGTGGTCGACTACGACAAGCTCACCGAGCCCGAGCGGCGCCGGGTGGAGGGCGAGCGCCGCGCCGGCAGGTCGAAGAGCTTCAACCAGCGGATGAAGCAGGTCATGGAGCTGACCGATCCGCTGGAGCGCACCGACTTCATGGAGCTGCCGGAGGACGTCCGGCGCCGGATCACCGAGGCGCCTGATGCGTCCCAGCGCAAGCTGATCTGGTTCCAGCACTTCACCCAGGGCTCGGGCGAGCGCCGGCAGGGCGAGCGCCGCGCCCAGGCGCCCGAGGTTCGCCCAGGGCGGCCCCTGAGCCCAGCCGGGGCCAAGCAGGTCCGCGAGGCCCTGCGTGGAATGCCGGGCGCTGAGCGGCTCGCAGAGGTCATCGGGACCGAGCCGCGCGTCTACACCAAGGGCGAGCTGGACCAGATCACCAACGCCATCCGGCACCGGCTGACGCGGCTCCAGAACGAGCACCTGCGCCACCAGCTCCGGGAGAAGGAGCCCTGGCACCGGGGCGTCCGGAAGGACGTCTTCAAGGGTTCCACGATCCGGGAGCGGGTCCGCAAGATGCGGGAGCTGAGAGAGGCCCTGCGCCGGCTCCAGGAGGTCCCGGCGCAGGTCAGGCGCGAGAGAGGGCCGGAGCCAGTCCAGTTCACGCCACGTTCGCGCGAGGCGATGGACCGGCTCCTCGGAGCCGATGTCGCCGCGAGCGTCTCAGAGCCGCACCTGGGGGCTCAGAGAGCCGACGTCGCGAAGAAGCTCTACGAGGAGATCCAGCGCCTCCGCTCGGTCGTGCAGGCCGGGAAGCTGGCCGGGAACCAGCGGGGGACGAAGCGGGCGGCGAAGGCCCAGCAGGACATCCGGTCGCTGCTGGCCGCGCTGCGGGCCGTCCAGGCCGGCACAGAGGCCAAGGTCGTCGAGGACGCGGGGCTCAAGGACGAGCCGGGCCTCCCCGACGTGCCGGCGATCGGCGGCGGCGGCACCCTGACTCTGGGGCAGCTCGTCGGCGCGGCGCGGCGCGGGGAGTTCGACCCGACCAAACCGCAGCCAGTTCGCAGCCAGGAGCCGCCAGTTCGCAGCCAGGAGCCGCCAGTAGAGCGCCCCGAGGAGGCGGCCGAGACCTTCGAGGAGATGATCCTGCGCGCGGACCGGGAGGGCGAGGTCAAGCCCGGCACGCACGAGGAGATGCTGGTCGACCGCGTCGAGGCGCAGCGGGCGGCCGAGGATGCCGACGCGATCCTCCAGCTCGGCAAGGGCGACGTGCCCGGCCCGAGGATGGGGCAGCCGAAGTCGCTGCGGCTCGTGCCGCAGAACGTCATGCTGCCGGTCACGACGCGGGAGGTGCCGGACACCCGGATGTCCGACGCGATCGCCGCGCTGGAGGGGCGCCCCGAGGATCCGGTGCAGCTCCGCATCCGCCCCGGCATTCGGATCGAAGGCGAGCGGATCAGCGAGGGCGTGCGGGCGTGGTATCAGCCCTCGCAGCATCAGGCCCGCCTGCGCCAGCCGAACGCGATCATCGAGGCGTCGCACGAGCAGGCGCACGCGATGGACAACCGGCTCCAGGCGCGCGGTGAGTGGCGGCCGAACGGGACCACCGAGATCGACGACGTGCTCTACCGCGAGCTGGCGGAAGCAGCGAGCACCTACCCCGGCATCAAGGACGCCTACGAGAAGACGAAGATCATCAAGGACGTGCTCGAAAGCGGGATGCTTCCGGACGGCACACCGCTCGACGCCAACACCATCGCGAAGCTCGAAGCCGCGCAGGTGAAGCTCAAGAACTTCGTGCAGTCTGAGGGCTTCGCGGAGTTCTGGTCGCGCTGGAGACTGGAGGATCCGGAACTCCAGGACGAGGTGCCGAACCTCTACCGCTTCATGGTGAGCGACCTGATGGGTCGCGAGTCGACCCAGGGCTTCTGGAACCAGCTCGAATACTCCAGGCAGGTCCTCGCGAACTACCGCGACATCGGCGCCGAGCGCCGCGTCGAGATGGGCCGCGTCATGGAGGGCGCAAAGCCGACCGAGGTCGAGGCCGAGTTCCAGGGCAGCCGCGTGCGTCGCATGTGGTCGACCTTCCGGGACGCGATGCTCGACGATCTCGCGAAGGCGAAGGAAGCGTGGAACAGGTGGCGCAAGGCGTCGGAGATGGGCGTCGAGAAGCCGCTCGACATCCCGATCACGATGGACCCGCTGCGGCTCCTCGAAGCGCAGCGCATGACCGGCTACCAGATGGCGCAGCGCGCCGTCCACGAGGGCACCTTCGACCTGTTCGGCAACCCGACTGGCGAAGGTCTCGTGCCGATCATCGAGGCCGTCGGGAAGGATGTGCCCAAGGCGGAGCGCAACGACGAGTATCGGCGCTTCTGGAACTTCTTCGTCGCCCTGCGCGTGCAGTCGCTCGTCGAGTTCCCCCGCAGGAAAGCCTACGAGGAAGCCTACGAGCGCGCCTTCAAGGCGGCGGAGAAGGCCGGCGCCGATCCCACCGAAGCGCACGAGATCGGCAAGCAGGCCGGTGAGCAGGCTCGCGAGCTGGCGGAAGTCCCGGAGACCGGGTTCAGCGAGGCCGACGCGAACTTCGTTGTCGAGAAGTATGACGCGACCTCGAAGGGCGAGAAGTGGCGGGAGATCGCCGGCCGCGTCCGTGAGTGGTCGCTGCGCGTCATCGACTACGGCGTCGAGGCTGGCTCCATCAAGGAGTCCGACCGCGAGAACATCGCCAACGCCTACGACGTCTACCTGCCGTTCAAGCGGGTGATCCGCTCAGCGCAGGGCGAGAGGGTCGAGGCGGTGAAGCCCGGCGTCGGTGTCGGCGAGCGCGGCAAGGCGCTCAAGGGCTTCAAGGGTTCGGGCTGGGAGATCGAAGATCCACTGCGCGTGCTGCGCGACCAAGCCTACGACGTGATCCAGAAGGCGCAGCACCACATGGTCACGCAGGCCATCTACCTGAACAACCGGATCCTGAACCCGCGCCTGATCGCGAACAAGCAGGCGCCGATGGGCAGCTTCGCCACGCAGGTCGCCCGCGACGCGGAGCCGCGCACGGTCTTCGTCGACCAGATGGCGAAGGAAATCTACAAGAAGGCCAAGGAGCGCGGCGAGGTCATGGACGACCCCGATGCGCGCGAGGAGTTCATGGCCGAGGCCCGGAAGGTGGCCGGCGACATGCTCCGCCTGTTCGGTGACGAGAGCACGGCGATCCAGTTCTGGTTCCCGATGACCGCCCACGTCGGAGCGGAGCCGATCATCCCGTTCCGACCCAACGTCCCCGAAGGCTACATGGACGAGCTGAACCTGACCGCCAACGAGCGGCGCAGGCTCAACGCCGAGAAGGGCAAGGTCCTCTGGTTCGAGATCGACCCCACGATCTTCAACGCGCTGATGACGATCGACGCCCCACGGTCGCTGATCGACAACGCGCCGGACATCGTCAACAGCGTGATCGTCGGGCCATCGAAGCTGGTGCGCGCAGGCGCCACCGTCCTCAGCCCGGCGTTCGCTGCTCGCAACATCGCGCGCGACCTCATCACGGCCACGGTCTTCAAGCGCGGCGAGGAGCACTACAACATGTTCAACGCGATGGCCGATGCAGTGCGCGCGGCCAGAGCGCAGCACCGGGGGACCCAGGACTACCTGCGCTACGCCAACGTCGGCCTCGAAGGAGCCTCGATCTACGGCACCGAGTTCCAGCGCGACTTCCATCGGTCGGCCAACGAGTTCGCCAAGGCGTTCAAGAAGCTGCACCAGAGGGTCGGTCAGTTCCTCTCGAAGCCCGAGTCCTGGCACCGCTTCACCGAGTTCGTCGACGTCGAGCGCAACGTGCGCGAGGCCGGCGGGACGAGAATCGACGCGCTCTACGAGGCGATGCTGGCGGCCAAGGAGATCACCACCAACTTCACGCGCGCCGGCCACGTCGCCCGCGCGATCAACCAGCTCGTGCCCTACTACGCGCCGAACCTCGCCGGCAAGCGGAAGCTCTACCGGGTGATGACCGGGGCCGAGGGCAAGGCTGCGCAGGCCGCGTTCTTCCAGAGGGCCTTCGCGAACATCGGCGGCATGTCCCTCGCGGTCTATGCCTGGAACGCGCTCTTCGGCGAGGACGACTGGCGCGAGGATCTCCCGCAGTGGCAGCGCGAGAACTACTGGAACCTCAAGCTGCACGGCACCGACGAGATCCTCAAGATCCCGAAGCCGTTCGAGCTGGGCCAAATCTTCGGCACCAGCATCGAGGGCGTGCTCGATGCGTTGCGCTACGAGCGCGGCGGCGAGACTGCCCGGCGCTCGTTCCTGAGCTTCCTGGAGGAGCAGCGCGACGCCGTCACGAACGCCTACAAGATCGCGGCGATCATGCCCTTCATCGAGGTGATCGCGAACCACTCCTTCTTCAAGGAGCGCGAGCTGGTCCCGGAGTGGATGGAGAAGAGCCGGCTGCCCGAGGACCAATACACCCGCTACACCACCGAGACCGCGAAGGCTCTCGGGTCGTTCTTCGGCGTCTCGCCCATCAAGGTCGAGGCGATCCTCAGCGGCTACACCGGCGGCCTCGCCCTGGCGATCGCGCGGTCCGCCGAGGGCGCGTTCGGTGCGCTCACGCGGGGGGAGTTCGCGACCGGCCTGCTGCCGCGCTCGTTCTTCTCCCGCGAGCACGAGCTGGGCGCCTACGGCGACGCGATCTACAACTGGAGCGACCAGCTCGGCCGGCTGGCTGGCTCCGGGGAGATCACGCCGATGCAGGCCGCCCTGCGGCCGCGCGTCGAGAAGCTCAAGCGGCAGATCAGCACGATCAGGCGCAACACCCCAGATCGAGCCGAGGCGGACCGTAGGATCTACGCTCTCGCGAAGCCGATCATCGACCAACTCGGAGGACTCGAACCATGAGAAAGCTGGCAGTGGCCCTACTCCTGTGCGGCGGATGCGTGTCTCCCAACACGCAGGCCGAGCTGGAGACGTTCAACGCGATCGCTCCCGAATACGTGATCTACGTCGAGAGCGACCCCGAACTCACCCAGGAGCAGAAGCAGCTCCGCTACGACACGGTCGAGACGTGGCGGCGCCGCGTGGAGGCATCGAAGTGACCAACCTCTCCGACCTGATGGGTCGCATCCGCGAGGTGCTTCCCGACGACATCGACGACGAGACGGTGGCGCTCGTCGAGCGCGTGGCGACCAGCGCCGCGCTCCTGGCTGCACGCGCCTCGGTCGGTGAGGACGTCGATCGCGAGATGCAGCACGTCAAGGCGCAGGCCATGAACCTGAGCGCCGAGTATCTGGAGAAGACGATCGACAAGGTTCGTGACTGGCTCCTCGAAGCCGTCGGGAAGGTGGTGTCGGGGCTCCTCTGATGGATCAGCTCGTTCCAGCGATCGCTGCCTTCCTGGCGGGCCTCGGGGCCTACTTCGCTGGGCGAGCGCGCCGAGAAGCACAGCAGGCCAACAAGGCCGTCAACAACGCAGATAACGGCCAGCCGAGGATCTACGACATGATCTTCGATCTACACCGTCGCTCCGCCGAGCTGATGGACTGGAAGCGCACCTACGACGGTGGACCGCTCGACAACGGAGCGAAGGTCACGGCGTTCGTCGAGCGCGTCGACACCGAGTTGCACGAGATCCGGCACGACGTTCGCGAGATCCGCAAGAACTGCGCACTGTGTCAGGATGACTCGCCGCCAGCAGCATGAGCGACTGACGAGCAAGCTCGATGCAGAACTCGCGGGCGTCCCGACAGCCGAAGCCCTGCGGGCCGCGCGCGAGCTGGTCCTGGTCCTGGAGCGACGCCTCGAAGTCGAGACGAAGCCGATGGACCTGTTCACCCTCCCGCTGGACATCCCGCAGTGGGATGACCTCTACGCCGAACTCGTCATCCGCGCACTCCAGCACACCGGCGCGGTGACGAAGGCGGCCGACCTGATCGGCATCGGTCGGTCGACTCTCTACAACCAGCTCCGCAAGGGGATGTTCCATGAAGCTGCTGCTAACGATCCTCGCCTCGCTCGCCTACTGGACTCTCTCGACCTGCCAGTCGTGGACGCCGAACATCGGGCCAAGAGACCCGTTCATGGTAGCCGCACCCGAGGTCCAAGACCCGGAGGTCAAACGCGCACTGCCAAAGACGAACACGAGCCCGGATCTGATGGCCGTGGCGCGCACCTTTCTCGCGCGAAAAGGTCCGGTTGAGGAGAAGTTCGTCTGGGGCCGCGTGGCGCAGTGGTATCGCCCCTGCGGCAGCGGGGTGCGCCCTTACCTGATGTGGGGCAAGCCGCACATCGGCACGACGTTTCGCGTCGTCTACCACATCTACTCGCTGCCTCGCGAGGACGGCATCTACGCAACTCCGGGCGCGTGGGTGATCGCGAGCCTCAACCCGCCGAAGAACTACGAGGAGCCGGTCGTCGTCTTCCCGAACGGCTGCGTGCTGCTCTGGGACCTCGACTCGCCCGCGACGCTCGTGTGGGGATTCGGCGGCGTGGTTGGCTACAAGGACATGGTCATGGAGCGCGAGCCCAACGGCAGGGTGGTGGTGCTGACGCTGCCCATCCCTGCCGACATGGCCTTCTCCGGCCAGCGCCTCTGGACTCAGATGTTCACGATGGAGGCGACGGAGAGC